ACAGCAGGGTACGAGACTACTCCCAAAGATTTGCAACTAGCGGTTGCGGATCTTATAACTTATTACTTAAAAGACGAATATAAAGAAAGACGAACTATGCAAGGTGCAAGTATGTCTAACAAAGGGACTTCGTCTATGTCTGATAATGTGGATTTTCCAGATCATATCAAGAGGGTCTTAGACCTTTATAAGAACTTCTAATGGCCTCAGCAGACCTCAAACAACTTGATAAAGATATAACTGCTGCAATTAAAAAAGATTCAGATGTTTGGCGAAAAGAATTTTCAAATATAAGACCTCATGCAGTTACTATGAATGTAGCAGACGTAGAACTTCAAGCTTGGGAAGAGATGGCACGAAGAGAGGGTTATACTTCTATATCACAGTTTAAAGCATCCGATGCAGATACAGACGCATTAGGCAAAATAATTAAAAAAGAAGTAAGGCCTTTTCTAGAAGAGTATCATAGGGATGTAACCAAGATTGGAGAGGCTAAAAATGAATGGATTGTTGAATTTGACAACTCACGAAATACACCCCACGATTTTGTTTTTATAATATCTTCTACTAAAAAAGCTGGAAAAGTATTTGGTAAGATAAAAGATATAAAACGAAACCCTCAGAGGGCGCTACTTGCGGCTATAAACAAATGGGCAAGTGGTAAGGGTGGTAGTAGACGGGGCAAAGATCTTATAGCAAGGGAAGGAGAAGCCTTAACTCCGGCGCAGAAAAAATTTAATAGACAAGCAGGTTCAGCAGTTAGAGCTAAGTCAGGAAAGGTAGCTCCAGGTTCTAAAGAAATAAGGACTTTGGATTCTTTTGAGGACTTTGGCCATGTAGGCGCCTCAGCTGTAGGAACACAAAGAGCTTTAGCCACCGCAGATTTTCTTAAGAACTATACAGGAAATGACACAGGCGCTGCAACAAAAATATTAGAGCAGATGCAGAACGCTTATTCATTTATACTTAAAGATAGTAAAAGCTATGCAGGTGATATGGAAAAAGTTCTTCAAGTTACTCTTGAATCTTCTCGTATGAATAAAGCTACGATGGATAAGGGGGAAGTAACCGCTCTACAAGCCCTCATAGACGCAGCTTTAGGTAAAGTAGCTGAAAAGAAGAATGGTAAAACATATTGGGTAATGAGAGAAGGCTCTGATAGCTTCTATGATATGGTTGAAAAAAGCACAATAGCGGCTCTTGCAGCAGGTTTAAAACCTAATAAAACCACTAAAAAGCTGGTAACCAAGGTAAAACATAAAATAAGAAAAAAGAGTTCAAAGACTGTCCCAGGGAAGAAGCATAAAAGAAAAGTAACAGCATCTAGAGGCTCCAAATATGTACTACCGGTATTAGGGAAGGTAGTAGCCAATAGAAGGGCAAAAATGGGTGGAATGAAAGCTGCAGCAGCTCCTTTAGCTTTGATAGGAATAATAAATAAAGAATTACCCTCAACAGTAGAGGGAAATATGGGGCCTCCTAGACTAGAGTCTCAAACAGGCCGCTTTGCACAGTCTACAAGAATTACAGATATAACAATGACCCCTCAAGGCTTTCCATCTATTGGATATACATATCAAAGAAGCCCGTATGAAACTTTTGAGACTGGGGGCAATCAAGGTAGTGCAGACTATGATCCAAGAGGTCTAATAGATAGATCGATAAGAGAAATCGCAGCACGATTCGCAATGGGCAGATTTTATACTAGAAGGGTTTAATAATGGGAACTAGAACATATACAACTCGTAGGCAAGGAATCGTAAATGCCCTAGTAACTAAACTAAAGCTAATTGATGGTTCTGGAAACTTCCATATAGACTTAGCTGATCAAGTAGAACCAAGACTGAAGTTTTGGGATGAAGTAGACGAATTTCCTGCAATACATATAAATGCGGGAACGGAGACTAGAGAATATTTAACGGCAGGGATGAAGAACAGATACATGAACGTTACCCTACGTTGTTATGTAAATGAAGAAGACGCAGTAGATGCGCTAGACGCTTTATTAGAAGATGTGGAAACAGTACTTGAAGATAACTCAAGTTTAACATACACTGATAAATTAGGGGTTTCGCAATCTATTCAACAAATCACAATCCTCAGTATTGAAACTGACGAAGGTGTACTTGAACCTCTAGGTGTTGGAGAAGTTACTATAGAAGTTCGATATTAGAAAATCCTTGACAAGAGCAAAAGTTCTAATCCAAGGCATTTTCAAGAAATAAGGAGATAATAATGGCTCAGCAACTATATTTTAGTCGCGACTCGCAAATGTTTTTAGAGATAGGATCAGCAGTTTGGAAGATTCCTGTTCTAGAAGGGTTTAGCTTTTCTCAGGCTACGAATGTGTCGGAAATAACCTTGAACGAGATGGAAAGTACCGCAGGAACAAGTCGTCGAGGACGAAGAGCTTTTAATGACTCTCTTGCCCCCGTAGAATTTTCTTTCAGCACTTACATTCGTCCATTCAAAGCATCAGGTTCAGCAACTGCTGATACTAATGCATATCATCACGCAGTAGAAGAAGCACTATGGGCACTATTTTCAGGCCCAGCTACTTATGCTAGTAATGCATTTACTAACCAATCTACGCATGATGGAACTAACATGGATCTGTTATTCAGTCAATCAAATAAATCAACATTAGGCCCTACAGCAGGTGCTAACTTGTATTTTGAACTGGGTGATGCTAACAAACTTTGTTATAAATTAGCAAAAGTTGTACTAAATGAAGCATCTATTGATTTCGATATTGATGGTGTTGCACAGATTAATTGGTCAGGATTTGCTGATACAATTTCTGAATTTTCTTCAACAGTAACTGTGGACGGAGCTGTTACTTCTTCTACTACCGTTGACTTTACTGCGGGCAGTACGGATATCGTAGCAGCAGATGTAGGACGAAGAATTGCAGGTACAGCATCGGCGCCACTCTTAGCAGATAGTTATATTTCTGCGAGAACTGATGCTGATACTATTGTACTAAGTGCATCAGATAGTATTGCGAATGCAACTGTACTAACTTTGTTAGGCCCAAGAGCAACTATTTTTGAGGCTACCGAAGCTACTAATAACTTTATTCGTAATCGCTTGACTAAAGTATTTATTACAGCAAACAGTGACCCTGCAGGTGCTCTGGAGTCTACTTATACTCTAACACTAACAGGCGGAAATATAACACTGAGTAATAATGTTCAATACTTGACACCAGAAGAGTTAGGTGTAGTGAACATACCAATTGGTCACGTAACAGGTACTCGTTCTTTCGGTGGCAGCATGACTTGTTATCTGTCAGAAGATACAGCTACAACTAATGCAAGTAAGGACTTTTTCCAAGATCTTACTTCAACAGCTCAGAGAAGTCAGGTATCTAATAACTTTTCACTATCTTTCTTGATCGGAGGCGGTAGTGCAGTAGATGCACCTTCTTCTCCAGGATTGCAGATTAAAATGGCGACTTGTCACGTAGATATTCCTACTCACTCTATTGAGGATATTATTACTTTGGAAACTACTTTCATGGCCTTGCCAAGTACGATTGAATTAGCGGACGAAGTATCTATGATGTATATAGGTGATACACCTAACGCCTAATCAAAAATATATCTTGACATTTTTGTCAAAGTGAAATATAATATATAAAGAATCGCGCAGGGGGTAAAACCCCTGCTTCTTTTTCAAACATAAATAGGAATATATTACTAATGGTAGAATCAGCAACTACGAAACCTAAAGCAGAACCGGTTTCATTAGCGAGTCTTATGACTCCAAGCAAGACAGTATCAATAGACTTCCCTGGACGTGATGGATTCTCAGTATCCATATGTTACTTAGCAAGGGAAGAGCTACTAAAGCTACGAAAAAGATGTTTAACCACAAAATTTAATCGAAAGACTCATCAGCCAGAAGAGTCTTTGGACGAAGATAAGTTTCTTGGAGAATATACTAAAGCGGTAATTAAAGGCTGGGAAGGGTTGAAATTTTCATACTTAGAAGAGTTTCTTTTGGTGGATGTTTCAGACTACGATTCAGACGATAATTTACCCCATACTCAAGACAATGCAGAGCTACTCATGAGAAATTCTAATGATTTCGATACGTGGGTGACCGATGTAGTTGGTGATCTTGAAAATTTTACTGGAAGCAAGTAGAGCAAATTCAGGGACTATTTGTTCGATACATAAATCAGCGTAATGCTACTATAGACATAGAAAAGTATTACAGGATTTGTGAACAGTTAGGGGAAGAGCCTGATCCATCAAAGATGCCGCTATCTCAATCGGATTTTCCGATCGAGGTTCAAGTGGCATTTTTTGTGTTTGACCTTTTATCAGATGTTTGGGAAGGTATGTCTGGTACTTACATGGGTAAAGACTGGTCACATTGCCCTCAATTATTTGAAATATGGGAAGTAGATGACCCAAAAGAAACCATGTATTTCATGAAGATGTACGAAAGAATACTAGTTAATTACAGGGCAGAACAAGCAGACGCAAAAAGAGAAGCAGAAAAAAGGAAAGCAAAATCCGGCGGTGATGGTAAACACTACACCCATAATATACAAGGCTAATGGCAAAAAGTAAAAGTACAGTTAATGTCGATGTTAGTGTAAAAGGCAAAGGCACTAAAAAGACTGCTCTAGAGATGAAAAATCTAGGCACCCAGGCTGATAAAGCCGCGAAGGGTACGGATAATTTTAACCGAGGCCTAAAAGGTGTAAGTAAGCAGTCTTCTGGTGCGTCTAAAAACTTTTCAAAAATGTCACAAGGCATGGGTGGAATTGTAGGTTCCTATGCTGTATTAGCCGCTAATATCTTTGCAATCGGCGCAGCCTTTCGATTTTTACAAAGCGCAGGAGACCTTCAAAAACTAAAAGAAGGGCAAATACTTTATGCTTCTGCTACTGGTGTTGCACTTCGATCCCTCACTAATGATATTATAGCTGCTACTGACGCTCAAATTACTTTTTCCGATGCTTCTCAAGCGTCCGCGATCGGTATAGCTGCAGGCCTAACTACTGATCAATTAGTAAAACTTGGTAAAGGTGCAAAAGATGTCTCTATCATACTAGGTAGAGATGTTACAGACTCTTTCAATCGTCTCGTTCGAGGCGTAACAAAAGCAGAACCAGAACTATTAGACGAATTGGGTATTATACTTAGGCTTGCTGATGCCTCTGAAAAGTATGGTGCTTCAATTGGTAAAACTGCACAAGACTTAACACAATTCGAAAAATCTCAGGCGGTTACTGTAGAAGTATTAAGTCAGTTAGAGAGTAAGTATGGGCGCATAATGGCAATTATGGAGCCTGAAGGAAATCAATTTACTAAATTAGGTAAAGCTTTTGATGATATTGTCAATACAATAAAAGAAGTTGCAGCCTTTGTAGCAGGCCCCGTAGCTGCAGTTTTGACTAAAGTCCCTGCGCTAGCTATTGGTATATTGGCTGCGTTTGCTAATTCTCTTATAAATACAGGATTATCTTCTTGGGCAAATAACGCTGCTTTATCTGCAGATAAGATGGGAGCTAGTTATAAAACAGCAGGAGATAAATTTAAAGCCTTCACTAAGTTAAAAGAAAGAAGATCTAGACACTCCGTTGATGCCACAGCAGGCGTAACAGCGGCGGCTAAGGGAGGAAATCCCTTCAAAACGGAAGGAGCAATCTTTAAAAGAGCCGCTGAAGGAACTAAGCTAAGCGTTAAAGATATTAAAGCTGTTAGAAAGGCTATACAGGATAATGGGCATGCCGCTACCAAAATGGGCAAACAATGGGAAACTGCTTTAGTTAATATGGAAAATAAAACTAAAGGATTTGCCGCGCAGGCAAAGTTTCAGTTTGCGAATGTAGGATTGTCAATTAAAAAAGCAGCTGCAGGGGCTGTCACTGCATGGAAAATGGCTTTAGCAGGAATCTCACGTGCCGCTGCAGCAACAGGAGCAGTTTTAGCTGCTGCTATGAGTGCTCTCTCTTGGATCTCTATAATAGCTACTTTAGCTGCGGTAGTTTATCAATTTTTTAGAACTAAAGAAGTAGTTGATGAAACTGGTAAAGAATTGACCGCTGCAGGAGCCAAAGTAGCAGACTTAAATGAAGAATTTAAAAAGTTTAATGAAGTACAAAAAATAATAATTGAAGATGGCGATAATATGCTCGCTTTCTTCGAATCCTTAGGGAATAGAATAAATCAATTAAGCAGTGGTATGCAGAAAACAATACTTGAAAGTGCTCAAGAAGGTTTTAAAAATGCAATAGATCCGGATCTTCTCGACGCCAATATTGCTCAAGTAGAAGAAAAGCTTAAAAACAGCACAAAAAGTTTCGGCCGTTTTTTTAATCCTGCTCATTGGTTTGGGGCATCCGATGCAATGGGGGCGGGGCTCGGTATTAAAAAAGCAGAAGCAGATTTAAAAAAACTTAAAGATGCTTTAGACGAGTTACATTCTAATACAGGGCTTCAGCAAACATCTGATAAAGCTGCGAACACAGGGGGGTACCAGCTTGAGAACAGGGCACTAAGGGAGCAGGCTGGAGCTACTGAGGAATTATCAGATGTACTTAAATCTACTGGACTACAGCATGAGTCTTATGCAGGAGTTGTGGAAGGACTAACCTCTGAAATAGAGACTCTATCAAATGTATTGGAACCTGCTAGAAATGCACTTGAATCTTTTGACGGAAATCTTATTGCTTTTCTCAAAACGTCAGAGAACGTATCTCAAATAGAATTAGGAAAATACTATGATGATTTGACAGAATCAACCCAACTGGCTGCGGATACTTTCGGAAACGCAGCAAATCCGGTCACAGCATTTGGAGAGGCATTAAAAGGATTAACAGATGTAAAAAGTATGAAAGGATGGGACCCTCTAAAGTCTGTTGAAGAGAACTTTGAAAATATAATTGTAACAATAGCGAAAGCTCAATCCGCTTCAGCTGCTTGGACTGCAAGTGTAACCGCTTCCAATAGAATGGCTATAGATAACGCGCAAGAAGTTGATAAACTTTTATTAAATGTTCAATCACGAAGTACTGAAGGACGAATGGAAGATACTCTAAAAGGAGAAGTATTGGAAAGACTTAAAACTTCTGGTTTTAATACTGAAGGCCTTACTAGAGACATGGCGGCGGAATATGCAGAATTATTTGCAGGTAGTTTTAAGCCTGAAGGAATGGACGGGCAGCAAGGTACAGATTATCTGGAAAGAAATACACAACTTTTAAGACAAATTGAATTATTCGATATGTTAGATAAGAGAAAAGATGAGGCTAAAATTCGAACATTAGAACAATCCGTGGCTGAAGAGAATGCTTTGAGAGGGGTCACAAAACTTGTAGGGGCTAGAATTAAGTTAGAACAAACTTTGGTAAAAAATGAGAACAAATCACTGCAAAATGCTGATGAGCTGTTTGAAATTCGTGGAAAGATACGCACAATGCAGCTACAAACAGATAGAGATTTTAAGGGGGAAGAGCAACAACTTAGAAGGATTGATCAACTTAAGCTAGAGCAAGAGCTTTTAACAGGTCAAGAAGAAACAATTAGAAGAAAGCTAGATTTAAATAAACAAATATTTGATTCAGCAAATCAATCTTTAGAAACTGGTTTAACGAAAGGAATATCTGCTTTAATAAAAGGAGAAGAAGCTAGCGTTAAAGATACCATGTTAAAAATAGCAGAAGGTGTACTAGGGTCTGTGGCAGATACTTTATCCAAGCAATTTACTGATTTCATAATGAAGACTGGCCCTTTAAGTGCTTTAACTAAAGGCGGTCAAATAGTGCATGATAAGATTGTAGAAGCATTTAAGAAAGTACAACCTAGTAAAATGACAGGAAGTGCTGCTCCAGGATCTGTTGACTCTGAAGGTAATCCAGTAGGGCCTACCATACCTGGCTCAGCAGCAAGCTCCGAGAAAGGTGCTGGAATCTGGGAACGATTATTCGGTAAGAGAACTAACGCTACAGTCACCCCTGAGAATCGAACAGACATGCCTGGGGCAAGTAAGGGAGAGGCCCTTATAGGGACTGAGGGAACAACAACATCAGAAAGAAAAGGTGGAATATTCGGACCTGTTATTAGTTCTTTTGAAAAGCTTTTTAATGGTGATGGCCCTTGGATGAGTAAGCTAGGCGAATTCTTTTCAGGAGATAGTAGCTTTCTAAAAGGTTTAGGAAGTATGTTGGGAAACTTAGGAGGCATGTTTGGGGAGCTTTTCTCTTCTATAGGAGGAGGTGGTGGGTTAGGGAGCCTGTTTAGTATGTTCACCGCAGCGAATGGAGGCATTGCAAAAGGGGGCTTCCGTAAGTATGCTAATGGCGGGGTCGCTACTAGTCCCACACTTGGTTTAGTAGGAGAGGGCAAGCACAACGAAGCTATTGTACCTCTACCAAATGGTAAAGCAATCCCTGTAGATATGAGAAATAACTCACAGAGTAACAATGTAACTGTGAACGTTTCAGCAGATGGACAGACTCAAACAGAGGGTGGGCAAGATAGTGACGGACTTGGAAGAGCAATTGCTAAGGCTGTTCAAGAAGAATTACAAAACCAGAAACGAGCTGGCGGAATTCTCAATAAATACGGGACAGCATAATGGCTATAGGATTCACAACTTCATCAGCATTTGGCAGTAAGGCCATACGCCCAGATAAATCGCTATCGAGATCTTCTAAACCTAAAGTTCATTTAGCTACTTTTGGAGATGGGTATGAGCAAAGGCTTTCAGACGGTATTAATTCCATAAAACAAACTTTTAATGTGTCTTTTGGCACTAGAACTAAAGAAGAGATAGACGATATTGTAGGTTATTTTGATTCTTTAAAAGGCTCTACGTCTTTTAATTTTACTATTCCTGATAGCAATCAAACTTCAGATGTAGGATCTTTGACCGCAGGTGAAACCACTATTAAAGTAGTATGCGATGATTTTGCCCTTAGTTATGACTATGGGGATTTTTATAGCTGCTCCGCAAAATTTAGACGAGTTTATGAAGCATGACAACATTAATAGACGCAGTACAAACCCAAGAACCTGGCAGTGAGCTAGTCGAGCTGATAGAAGTCGAACTAGATTCGGGCTCTATTTATCTACATTCAGGAATTGAGTCAGACTTAAGTACTGTACAATTTAGGGATTTAACTACTCCTGCAACTATAAGAACTTATACAGCTATCCCTATAGAATTAACGGGTATAGAAAGAAACGCTGATGGAGCTTCCTCTCGCCCTACTTTAGTTGTAGCTAATGTACTCAGTACTTTTAGAGGTTTAATAGGTGATTTAACTAATAAAGATTTAATTGGCAAAAGGGTAATTAGACGACAAACGTTAAAAAAATACTTAGTTGGTGAAAGCCCTGATTTATCTAATCCTCCTATT